GTAACTAATCGGTTATTACCCGCCAATACTTTTACAGCTAGCCTAGCTCCCGAAGAAGAAGATCAGTTCCAAAAATGGATTCGGTCTACGGATTGGTACAAAGAGTTTAATAAAGAATACAAAGAAGAACCTAATCTGAATACGCCTGAGTATGACTACCGCGCGGCGTGGAAAGCGGGTATTCAACCTGAGCGAGATCCTTACGATAAGAACAGATTTCATTGGCCATCGTCTTTGCCTAGTGGTGAGATGTTAAAATCCTCATCGCACCCAACGGCATGGAAAGAACAGTTTATGCGCCAAACAGGTCAGAATCCTGATGCAATTGGTTTGCAATCGCCTCAAGATGCAGATATGTATTTAAAATCTATACCTAGCTCACGTTAATGCAATCCACCATCTATTCCGCAAGCGATGAACAAGAGTTAATGTCACGCCTGTGGAGTCCTGCGATTAAGGACAATCCGCTAGCGTTTGTGATGTATTGTTACCCGTGGTCGCAAAAGGGTACGCCGCTTGAAAATTTCACAGGGCCTAGAAAATGGCAACGTGAGATCTTACTGGACATCGCCGAACATATTAAACAGAACCAAGGCAAGCTGGACTTCGATGTGCTAAGAGAAGCGGTAGCGTCTGGGCGTGGAATTGGTAAGTCAGCGCTAGTTTCATGGTTAGAACATTGGATGTTAACGACCAGAATAGGCGCAACCGTCATCGTGTCGGCTAACTCGGAAAGCCAGCTCAGAAGTGTCACCTGGGCGGAGATCACTAAGTGGTTATCCATGTCCATCAACAGCCATTGGTTTGAGGTATCAGCCACGCGAGTGATGCCAGCCAAATGGTTGACTGAGCTAGTCGAACGGGATCTGAAAAAAGGCACACGGTATTGGGGTGTTGAAGGACGGCTGTGGTCGGCGGAGAATCCTGATGCTTACGCGGGGGTTCACAACTACGACGGGGTAATGGTTATATTTGATGAGGCGTCGGGTATCGACGACAGCATCTGGGCGGTGACATCGGGGTTCTTCACAGAGAACACACCCAACAGGTTTTGGATGGCGTTTAGCAACCCACGGCGCAATAGCGGGTATTTTTATGAGGCGTTCCACTCCAAACGGGAGTTTTGGAAAAATCGCAACATCGACTCGCGCCAAGTCGAAGGTACAGACAAGAACGTCTACGAGCAGATCATCGCTGAGTACGGCTCGGACTCGGTGCAAGCCCACGTCGAAGTGTACGGTATGTTCCCGAACGCGTCCGATGATCAGTTCATTAGCGTCAACACAGTCGAAGAAGCCATGCAACGGGAAAAGTACAAGGATAATACTGCGCCCATCATCATTGGGGTTGACCCTGCACGGTTTGGGTCGGACTCAACCGTCATCGCTGTCAGACAAGGGCGGGATGTCATAGCCATCAAGCGGCACAAGGGTGACGATACCATGGAAACAGTTGGGCGGGTGATCGAGGCCATCGAGGAATATCAGCCAGCGCTAGTCAACATCGACGAAGGTGGACTTGGAGCTGGGGTAGTGGACAGACTAAAAGAGCAACGCTATAAGATCAAAGGTGTTAACTTCGGGAACAAAGCAAAGAACAGTATGATGTATGGTAACAAACGGGCAGAGATGTGGGGTGATATGCGGGAATGGCTTAAGTCAGCCAGCGTGCCTACGGATCGGTACTTGAAAAGTGATCTGATCTCGCCCATGATGAAGCCTGATAGTAAAGGAAGCATCTTCTTGGAATCGAAGAAAGACATGAGATCAAGAGGGCTAGCGTCACCTGACGCAGCCGACGCTATTGCATTGACTTTTGCGTTTCCTGTTGCACATCGGGAATATAAGGGTATAATCCGAAAGAATACGTACCAGAATCAAGGTGCGGTCTCTAATTCTTGGATGGGAAGTTAGATGGCGACTAAACACAGCAAACCGATACCACGCACAACCACGGGTAAGGGTAAGAACTATAACCCAACTGATAAAGGTGCGGGGATGACCGCCAAAGGGCGAGCCGAGTACAATGCAAAAAACAACAGTAATTTGAAAGCACCTGCACCGAATCCGAAAACAAAAGCAGATGCTGGTAGAAAAGCATCGTTTTGTGCGAGAATGTCAGGAGTTGTTAAACATGCTAAAGGCGATGCACCGCGCGCTAAAGCCGCACTTAAAAATTGGAACTGCTAAAGGAGAATTAAATGGCAACTAAACCTGGACTATATGCTAATATTCTAGCTAAACGTGCAAGAATAGAAGCAGGATCTAAAGAAAAAATGCGTAAAGTGGGGGCAAAAGGTGCGCCAACTGCCAAAGATTTTAAAGATTCAGCTAAAACTGCTAAGAAAGGCAAATGACCATGCCGTTAAAAAAATCAGCTAGTCCTAAAGCATTTCGAGAGAATGTTAAAGCCGAAGTAAAAGCAGGTAAACCTGTCAAACAAGCGGTAGCAATAGCGTATGCTATGAAGCGTAGCGCAGCTAAACCAGCAGGCAAAATGAAAAAATAATGGCATACGACCAAACAAACATGAACCTTGTCGGTAAAGTAGCCGACGTCGGTAGCAACCCAACAACCAATGAAGATCCAAAGGATAAGTTATCTACGATGCGCTCACGCTTTACAACAGCGTTGTCAGCATATAGCGAATCCCGCGAAGATGAATTAGATGACCTTCGATTTATGGCTGGTTCTCCAGATAATCAATGGCAATGGCCTGCTGACGTATTGGCAACTAGAGGATCTGTTCAAGGACAGACCATCAACGCTAGACCTTGCCTCACTATTAACAAACTGCCTCAACACGTCAGGCAAGTTACTAACGAACAACGTCAAAATCGACCCTCTGGGAAGGTAATCCCTGCGGATGATAAAGGCGACGTAGAAGTTGCTGAAATTTTTGATGGCATGGTGCGTCATATTGAATACATCTCAGATGCGGATGTAGCATACGATACGGCTTGCGACAATCAAGTCACCTACGGTGAAGGCTATATCCGTATTTTGACCGAATATTGTAACGATGAAACTTTTGATCAAGACATCCGTATTGGCAGAATCCGTAACGCTTTTAGCGTTTACATGGATCCGTTAATTCAAGACCCATGCGGATCAGACGCTGAGTATTGTTTTATTACTGAAGATATACAAAAAGACGAGTACGAAAGAGAGTTCCCAGACGCTGCGCCAATCTCATCCATGATAGCGCAAGGCGTAGGTGACTCCTCACTTAGCCAATGGATAAACGAAAATACAATCCGTATTGCTGAATACTTCTACTACAAGCATATACCGACTAAACTCAATTTGTACCCAGGCAATATGAGTCATTTTGACGGCTCACCTGAAGATAAGCAGATGAAGATGATGGGCTTAAAGCCAATCAAGAGTCGGATGGTCGATGTTAAAAAAGTCATGTGGATGAAAACCAACGGCTTTGAAGTGTTAGAAGAAAGAGAATGGGCAGGCAAATGGATTCCTGTCGTTCGGGTAGTCGGTAACGAATTTGAAGTAGATGGTCGTCTGTATGTGTCAGGCTTAGTGCGAAACGCTAAAGATGCCCAAAGAATGTATAACTATTGGGTTAGCCAAGAAGCTGAAATGTTGGCCTTGGCACCGAAAGCACCGTTTATTGGTTACGGTGGTCAATTTGAAGGGTATGAACAGAATTGGAAAACAGCAAATACGACCAATTGGCCTTATTTAGAAATTAACCCTGATGTAACGGACGGCGCAGGCGCAGTATTGCCATTACCGCAACGCGCCCAACCACCAATGGCATCGAGTGGGCTATTGCAAGCAAAAGCTGGCGCATCCGATGACATTAAATCTACCACAGGCCAATACGATTCGAGCTTAGGTGCCACAAGCAACGAACGCTCAGGTCGGGCTATCCTGGCAAGAGAGAAACAAGGCGATACAGGTACTTATCACTATGTTGATAATCTATCCCGTGCTATTCGCCATGTAACTCGACAACTAGTCGATATGATCCCTAAAATCTATGAT